AGTAAACTTCGGGTCTTTTTCTGCATTCGATCTGGGCCTTTGGATTATTTAGTGCTTTTTAGATTCTAATAAATATCTATTATACAGGAATCCCCATGACAAGTCAAATTAACCCAAACAACGTAGACGGCACCTATCCAGTGGCCGGACAACCCAACAACACACAAGGGTTCAGGGACAATTTTACCAACATCAAAACCAATTTTAGTTATGCAGAAACTGAAATCACAGATCTGCAGGGCAAGACTGTGCTAAAATCTGCTTTGTCAGGAACCACACTTGACAACAACATGGCGGATAATTTGATCTATGCTGTGAAATTAAACGATGTTTCATATACCTATTTGCAAAACACAGCAAGTTCAGGTACCATAACACTGGATTACGCTGCCGGTAACTATCAGTTTGTTTCTACCACTGGTTCTGTTAGTTTGGGATTTACAAATTGGCCTGTCAGCGGATCCCATGGCGAGTTAAACTTTACCATTAATATTACCAACACAGCACACACCTTGACACTGCCGGCCAGTGTTGACACTGGATTGTTTGGTATTCAAGGCATTTCACCTGGCACAGCAGGCGTGAGCAATACCATTACCTTTGGTGTCACTGGTGAGTTCACATTTAGATTCAGCACTGATGATGGTGGCACCAGCATCACAATATTTGACTTCAGTCGCGGCCTTGACAAATTCTACAGCACTGTGGAAATTCAAAATACCACACAAAGTACCAGTCCCTCAACAGGTGCTCTACAAGTGAGTGGCGGCACTGGTATTGAAGGCAACCTCAGTGTGGGTGGCAACTTGACCACTTATACCAGCTCAGGCAATGTGGCGTTTCAGGCGCTGGACACTGGTATTGTACAGTTTAGAACTCCTGCCCTGATTGCGGCCAACACAGCAGGTGCCCTAAACATTGTGGGCAGTGCTGATGGTTCGTATCAGCCGGTGTACAACACTGGAAGCATGGTTCATGTGACAGGCAACGATGGTGTGTCATGCAGAACCACGCTCGACACGTTTGGCACAGGCGCCGCAGTACAGTCATCAATAGTAATGCGACTGGCTCGTGGCACAGCGGCTGCGCCTACAGCAGTACAGTCTGGTGATATCTTAGCACGAATAACTGGTTCAGGATTTGGCAATGCTTCTCAGTATGTGTTGGCCGCAGGCAACATTGGAACCTTGGGAATTGACTTTGTGGCCTTGGAAAACTATACCACTGCTAACGCAGGTAGTTCTATGAAGTTTTACACATCACCAATTGGTAGCGTAACCAAAACGCTGAGTGCCAACGTCACTGCCAACGTTACAACATTCCCGGCTACCGTGAGTGCTACAGGCAACGTTCTTACCAGTGCAGGTAATTTGTTGATCACAGGCGGCTCAGGTGGACTAGGGTACTCCACTGGTGCGGGTGGTGCAGTCAGTCAGACCGGTAACAAGAGTACTGGGGTCACACTCAACAAACAGACTGGTGAGATCACCATGCAAAACACCAACTTGGCAGCAAGCACCACGGTGAGTTTTACACTTACTAACTCAACCATTGCTGCAAAAGATCTAATGGTGATTAACGTAGTAGGCGGCGCTACCCCAGGTGCCTACACTATTGACGTCAACTGCTCAGCCGGATCTGCTGTGATTACAATTCGCAACGTGACTCTTGGCACATTAGGCGAAGCTATTGTGTTGCGCTATGCTGTGATCAAAGGCGCTGTGGCTTAATTTGATTTAATCTGCCCCAGCAGTTGTTTTAGTTTTGCACTTTGAACATCTGCTGTGACTTTGCCTGTGTCCTGTGGTGGTTTTTCCCAGGCAGGAGTTCCTGTAGCCCGTTCCCATGGTGGAGATGATTCACCATCACTTCCGGTATCAGCAGTCTTGACCTGGCTCTTGGCTTTGATTGAGTCCATGATACTGCTTTGAGGTCTGTTGTATCCAGTTCCCTCGTCTCCGCCTTCATCAGTAATGCGCATGGTTTCAATGTTGTACTCCAAATCAATCTTTTGACCAACGCCGGTCGAGCTTCGAGACTTCATACATTGTATCTGATACTTGCCACGCTCTTTCATGGCACGTGACGTAAAAATACCAAACACGTTATCTGCTGTGTTAATTTTAGAGATACCGCCCGAGATATGCGAGTGATCAAATTCAATTTCTTCTACCGCACTACGGTTCAACTGGCTTGCAGTAACCATTAGCACTGCCAGTTCTTTGGCCAAGTTGCGTAGTTCTTCACTCACATACTTGTCTTTCACAAACAAGTCATTGGGTGACACCTTGGCACTAACAGGCATCAACAGGTCCAAGTAGTCAATCATCACAAAGTCCACTTTCTTGCCTGTTTGAATTTGATACTCTTTCAAATAAGCACGAATGTCATTGATGTTGCTCTGCGCCGGCAAACCTTTCACTTGATAGTTGCCGGACTTTTTGGCCACCAGTTTGACCTTGAGTTCAGTTGTGTCCATGTCACGTCGGATGTCCTTGGTGCTCATGTTAGTCAACATGGCATCAGTTCGCAAACTTGTGAGTTCTTCACTAAGTTCCAGTGTAATGTACACACCTGATAATCCTTGTTGTAGCCAGTTTAGCGCAATGTTCATCATCACAAGTGACTTACCTGAGCCCGAACCTCCAGCAAAGATGTTTAGTTCACCACGACTGAATCCACCATACAGCAATCTATCCAGTTGCGGCCAACCTGTGCTTACTTGCCCGCCCGAGTTGAAGTATTTCTCAATGCGAGCCTTAGGATCAGCAAAGTAATCCGTGCCCATGTCTTTAGTGAGTGATATCTGTACTGCATCTTTGATGAGTTTTTCAACGGGTTCAAATTCGCCTTTCTCCAGCAAGTCTGCTGACTTCAAAATAGCACGTTCAAGTTCTTGACGTCGGGTAAATGCTTCAAACTCGCCCATGAACCAGTCAAAGTGACCTTCGTTCAAGTCCGGCACTGGTGCAAGTTTAACCCCTGTGGTTGCAGAAATCTGTTGCCTGTCAGGCATGGTCTTGTGTTTGTCTGAATGTTCTTTGATAAACTCAGCCGCTGACCTCAAACTCCGGTCAAAGTTTTGTGGGTTGTAGATGTTTTGAACACGCACATAACTTGTGGCGTCTTCCAACATCATCTCTAGAAATAGTCTTTGGACATCAAGTCCGTATTCTTTTAACAAAGTTTGTCCTTTATGCTTGTTTCAAAAAAATGTCGGTTACCAGCAGGTCCGTGATGCCCGTGCCATCCAAAATTGTCATAATCTGCTGGCCGGTTGATGTTCAAGTTAACATCATACATGGAGCCATCAAATATTTTACATCTGTTGTGAGCTACACAATAATCTAGTATGTATTGACTTGGTCCCCAGTGATTGTTTGGATCTAAATTTTTACTGAGATTTACAACAATGTAGTTAGCGTTGCAAGAATCCAACCACTTGGTTATTAAAAATATCTGTCGCAAAACCTGGGTTTCAATCCAACTACGATCACTGATCAACACTGACAATCGATCAAGTTCCTTGTACTGTAAATTTATCAATCCATGATGGCTTGTGACATTACTGGGTTGTGCTTGCCACGTTTTTGTATCAAATACAGAACTTACCAGTGCTGTGTCTTTGTAATCGTCAAATACAGTGATCCTTTCCAACGGCGGCAGGCCAATGACAAAAAAGTCTTGATCAAAGTTGTATCTTTGCTGTTCACCTATTAGCATTTGACACACACTGTCAAAACTTATTTTGGATCTGCTGCAGTTAATCACCGTGTCAACACCCAACGTAGAAGCAGTTAACCCCCAAAAACTTTCTTGTGGAGAAACACAAACATCCGGCGTACTATAACTGTCACCAAACACCCAAAGCCTATTGTATTCTTTTGACAAGTTGTCGTTTCCTTATCTCTATTTTGATTTTACTAGTTTCTCTTGCGGCCATAATAGTTAGCAAGGCCCCTAGGCGACCTAGTTTTATTACAGCGTCGTTGACATCTTTACAACCCTCAGGCCATTCAGGTATGCTCACTGCCCATCCCAGTTCCACAGCACGGTCAATCAGTTCTACACCGGCTGTGTCTTGATCTGGTACCACAGTTACTTCACGTCCAAGACTGCGAATTAATCTTGCTTGTGCGTCACTGATGGTATTGTGCATCACAGCAAGTCCGCCAATTGAAAGTGCATCAAATATGCCTTCCGTCACTAGCACATGTTGCCAGTTGGCATGTTGTAGATCTGTACCAAACACATAGCCCGGTTGTGAGTGATTGATGTACCGGGGCTGTTTGTCATCCAAGAATCTAGCAGTCCACCCAACTACCCGATTGTCGTAGGTAAATGGGACTAACACAAACGGCCTAACCCAATGAACTCCATCAGTTTTGATTGATGTCATTATGGGAAAGTCTTCTGGTACACCTCGTTTACGAATGTAATCCCAGTACAAAGGAAACTCAGGTGTGACCACTTCTGCGTAAGGCGGGAAGTCATCTGCTTCTTCAAACTCAATAGTACTGAGTGCGTTGAATGTCCGTTGTCGATCTTCTAGTATGCCGTGTATACTACGGTGGCGTAGGCTTTCAAGATTGAGCATGTCAATCTCGTTATCTGGCACACCCATCCATCCTAATAATCGTCGGGCTTTGAAACTAACAGTTCTCCCCAGAATGAAACTGGCTGTGTATGCGCAGTTGAAGCAATGGTAACTCCAACCCGATTCGGTTGCTTTGATACCGCCACGCCCACGCTTGTCTGCGCTGTTACCATTATGAGTGCAACATACTGCATTGAAACTCAGCCAGCCCTGTGGACTGGGTTTTCTTTTTGCAGGTAGGTAAGCAAGGATGTCTAGCATCTGTTGATTATAACAGATTTATCGCACTAGATCAACGATATTGAACGTTTTCAATCTTGCCGTTTGTGAATATTGCAGTTGCGGCAATTGAACCTTGGAATTGTAGTGGCACGTACCCAGAACCACCGTTAAGGATGGTCACTCCGGCAATTACTCCTGCATCACTGATAGTACACACTGCTTCGGCGCCCGAACCGTTGCCCAAAATTTGAATGTACGGTGGTCCAACATAGTTGTAACCTGCGTTGGTTATACTGATTCCTGTGACCACACCGTCGGTTACTTGAACATTACCGCTGGCACCATAACCCACTGAGTTGTTGAGAGCCAAGCGTAACAATGGATGGAACCCAACAATGTTAAAATAGTCACTTACTGTTGCCCCAGAATACTCACGAGTTTCACTTACATTGTACCAAACGGATTCATAATTTTGTGCGGCTTGTATTTTGACTGTGCCTGTGTAGCCCACAAGATCAAACTTGACTGTGGTAAAACTAGACCCATTGGTTGGTATAAAGCTGGAATAAAATTCAGTCATTTGAATTGAATTTTGCGGTTGTGGTGTAAGTGCCCAGTCAGGAAATTGTGTAGGAGCGGTGCCCACAAAGTTATTTTTACCATACATGTCCGGAACTGTGCATTCTGCGCTGGGTACAAACTGTGGCAGGATTGAGTCAACAATGTTGCAATCTGCTCGGGCCTGTGAGTTGGCATCTACATAAGCGGCTTGTACATAGTTTCCTGCTGAGCGTTGTATGCTGTAACTGGCCGGTTGTGCCTGGATATTGATAGTATCTTCTGTGTTGAGAACTACCTTGACACGACCCAGAGCAGAGCTCAGGATTTCCATATCTTTGGTGATCAACAGTTCGTCGCCAGTTTGATTCACCACACGGAACACAAATGTGCTGCCTGCAATGTTTACAGGTTTCTCATCTTGATTGATAAATTCAAAGAGTAAAACATTGTCTACTCCCTTGTTAATTGTTAGTTGTTTTGCATACACTGGGTCGTACCTCGCTGTAAAGTATCCGCCACTGGTGTCTATCAAAAGTACCCGGACGATTTGTTGGTATAAGTAAACGGTGGTTGAATACATAGGATCCTCGAAACAGTATTTATGGGTAATAATATTTTTGAAAAGCTAACGGAGAAGTATCCCTTTATCACATTGTGCTTGTACGCAAATGTGGAATATGTAGGTGTGGTACAAAACAGAGACGACGTTGTCACCACTATCTACGACTTTGGTGCTGTACAAACACAGGAAGATAAGGTGCTGTTCTTAGAACTTGCCAGCACCTGGTGGTGGGAAAGCAATCGTAGCATACCTATAAACATATTTCTACGCAGAGATTGGGAACAATTCCGCCCCACTCTTCGTACTTTTGTCAACAAAGACTTAGAAATTTTGCACGGGCCTACTTGCAGTTTGCTGGACATAGTGCGCAGAAAAGGCAAGAGAAAGTCAATTACGCTGGTGCGTCGGATTGATTAAGCAAGTTCATGTGTAGTGCTACCAGGGCCGCGTAGGAAACTGCGTGGCTTTTCTTAAATGTGTAGCCCTTTGATTCGTCCCCGTCCCATACACTAGCAAATACTTCTGGCCAGGGCTGTGTTTGTAAATGTGCCTTGCCTGGGCGAATAATAGAGATAAACGCCGCCATCCTGGGTATTGAATCTGGTTTCATTACTCGTAGCAAATCTGTATAATTGCCCACATGTACTAGTTGGCTGGCCCAAGCATGATCGGTCCATAGTCGCTCCCAGGGCGGGCTGGTTGTGAACATCTCTTTGTAGTGTGCAGGATCACGGATCAACTGATACACACTCATGTTCAAAAAGTCCAGTTTAAAATAACCACGCTGTTCTGCTTCTTCGTAATCTATGGCGGCGCACTGATTGACAGGATCCCGAGGAATGTCTGTTACATAGATTCCTGAGTTGTGCCGGCGTCCATTGCTTTGTCGTGCAGGAACATGCTGAATTAATTTCAGCGCATCATCTCTGTTGGCAAAGTCAATGTCAATGTCTGCGCTCATTACCATCCTGCCTTGTTCAATATATCTTTCACATACTCTTGATCCGCTGGGTAATTTGTGAATTTCTTTTGCCAAGCGTCACTATCGATGTAGGGCCATACCATGGCCACTTGTTCTGTGCTGAGTTCGCTTAGAAACTTTTGTCCTGATTCTGAATTGTAAATCACCCAAGGACTTATACGTCCGGCTGTAACAGCATAACATAGACTATTGGTGTTGCCATAACGCATCCAATCATGTGGGGGATTGCCTGTTTCTTCTGCCCAACGTATGCTGTGTTCTATTGCTCGAGCCAGTGCATCATCCACTGCTTCCACACGCAGGTATTCAATCAAGTATTCAGTGTAGACTTTGTCACTGCACCAATTGTCAATCTTCTTTTGTGCTTTCAGTAACCAGGTCATAAAACGTGCAGGAGCAATCACATGAGTGTTTACACAATAGTTTCCAAACTTGACAAATGCTCTGTAATAAGGGCTGTCACAAAAGTCATCGTGTGTTTTGTTTTTGGCCGATCCTTGCATGGTTTCATAAAACTTGATGTATGCTTGGAATCCCATACGCACCCCTGCTTCGTCTCGAGCAAGTCGTCGGCGTTTGGGTTCACACATGTGAACGGCTATTGACGTTTCTCTAGAAAACGTTTTCTTGCAATAATCGCATACAAAACTCATGCTAACAGTTTACGCTCTTGAATGTAGTTTGTCAAATATTCATTTAGTTTTTGGTGATGTCCAATTGCGGCATGTGTCATGTCCGGTGGAACATAAGGTGCACCTGGACCATAGTCTTTGGGCTGGACTCCCTGTTCAGCTTGCCAGACAGTGGCACGCCAGCCAAACTTGCCCACGATTTCGGGTTGATCAAATAATGATAATCTGGGGTCTGATAAGAAATCTAAGTATAGGTTGTCTGCTTGTTGAAACATCAGCACACGGTGTCCGCGACTTTGCAAGTCGGCAATGGTGGCCAACATGCGATACATCAAATCTTCTATGCGATCCAACACAGAGTATACTTCACTTTTGAGTTTGGTTTCTACAAATTGATCTGAATCTGCTTGTGTCCAGTCATACTGCCAACGAGATTTAAACTCTTGATTTTGCGGATTGACCCAACGCCCTTCAAAGTCATTTAGTTGTTCACATATGGGAATTTCTAATCTTGACAAAAATGTCATGCCTAGCACATACAGTGTTGGCGGTGCTGTGTAACTGTGTTTGAGTGTGGTCCTTAGTATGCGACTGTTTGCGCTACCACCTATGGCAAGACTCACAGGGCAGTCTAGCGCCAGCTGCTGAGCCAAATCAACATGCCCTTGACCCACAGCATACGATTCCATATAACTGCAACCGTTGACCACTAGGTTCATTTTTTGTCCTGGCCAGCACGACGATTGTATTCGTCAATTTCTTTCTGGGTAGTGATCTCGCACATTACATCAATTTCATCATCTTTGTATGTGGGGTATATGGCCATTAAGGCTTTGCGTTTGCCACTGAGCCCTGCTTCCTTTTTCTTGGGGGCTATCCAAGGATGCCTTGGTGTGCCCAAGTCTGGACTCACACTCGTGGCCATGAGCCAATGTAGTTTAGGGTGCTTGCTAACGTCAAAGAAGTGTTTGTTCAGTCGTTCGTTGCAACTGATGACATAAAACTCTTGCAGTTCTCTTGAGCCTTCCACTGCTGATCCCCAACGTATCATGAGATAGTTTGAAAACTTTTTCTTTTCTTCTACGGTGAGTTCGTCGTAGAATGATCTGTTCTTGCGGTCAAACTGTCGCATCTCATTGGCAATATTTAGTTTGTCACTCATCTGTTTTGCTTAGTTTATAGATTACTATAGCACGTTCCAGGGCATCTTGTAAAGTGGGATTGGTCTTTGCGGCTCTACGTATCTCACCCCACATCTTGTTTTCCTGTATGTGATCGCGTAAGGGTCTACCATCTGCGGTTCTTGA